TGAGTCGCTAATGTTGGTGCATTTCCAGCATCAGTCGATACATCTCCAGTTGAATGTGTTGTTCCATTTACAACTAAATTACCATGTACTGTTGTATTACCAGTAATATCAACTGTAGTGTTTGAGGCATTTACAAATACTGTACCTTCAGCTGAAATATTAATTGTGGTACCTGATTTATGTGTAACACTAATTCGTTCTGCACCAACTGTATTATCTATTTCTAATAAATGTCCTGCTTTTGATTTGTATACCTTATTATCATCTGATGATTCTGTTGGTATATCCTTTATTCCATTTTCTTGTGTTGCGACTGAACCCATAATTATAGGGTCCTGAGCTGATGGCCCATCTCTAAAAAATCCAACGACCCATGAACCAACCTCTAAATGATGATTTCCACCAATACCTTGATATGCCGCAGATGTAACTGGCATTATTACAGTTGCCCATGGTAATTTTTCTTTTGGTAAAAGGTCCTTATTATCGTCATGATAACCAATACATCGAACCTTACATCTATTTAATTTTTCTGGGTCAGTAATATCCTCAACGATACCTGTGAACCATGTAAAATGTTGTCTTGTAAAATCATCTGCTCTCATTATGCAATCTCAGTCCTTTCTTTTATTTCTATAATATCATCAATACTGTCTGTAAAAGAATCTTTTTGTATGGTTAATGTCATAATATATTTTTCTGTAAAATTATGCTCTATTTGTGTTATTATAAAATCACCAGATAAATATGTATCAATTGGGTCTTCTTTTGAATCAGAACCAGCCCTATTAATATTTGCAGTAATTTTATCTCCAAGTTTTAAAGAAAAATCTCCTGGTATTTTAATCTCTAATGTAAGTGTATCTAAATTTTTTATATATGAATGTGAATTTAAATAATCTTGTCCTATTACAGCTGAATAATTATTTTGACCATCGAAGGCTAATGAATTCTGAGAAACAAAGAAATTTTTACCTTGAGTAAATTCCTTTAAAGGTTTATCCATTAATTTCATATTATCGGATAGTGAATCATTATCATTTAATTTTGTATCTCTTGTATAATTAAATTCGACCTTTTCGTATGTTTTTGTGGCAATATCTAATTTATGTAATGTTGAACCATAGGCCCCGTCTGAAGTTTGTTTTAATTGTGATATATTTAAATCTGATGATAGTGAACTAATTTTTTTCCTTTCCTCTTCGTAACTATCTTTTAAATCACCACCTGTTGATGGGTCATTTTGAAAATATGGAGAATATGTATATGTATCAAATGATTCTTTATCGACCATTTCTTTATATGATTCCAATACTATTTTACCATCTGCTACTCTTTGATAAAAGAAAAATGGTGTTTTATTATCAATACAATTAATTAACAACCATTTAATTGCTGAAAGAGGTCTTAATCTAGGATATACTCCATTTGCATTTCCTGTATTAGTACTTATCTGAAGGTCGTCTGATGGTATTTGTAATTGTGTTTCACATATATTTTTTATTGATGTGCCAATCGAACCTTCAAAATTATTTGTAAGCGTAAGTAAATTATTATTGTAAATATAATCTGATACCAAGGTTAATTTAAATGATTGTAATGTTTCCTTCATACGCGAGTAATCGCCTATATTTGCAACTCTTAAATTTAATTCATATTCCTTTTTTTCACCAGATACAATATCAGAACGAGAGATAACTACAAGTACTCTTTCGTTACCCATTATTTTATAACCTTCAAGTATACTAGTTGCGTCTCCAACCGTGACCTGAAGTTCAATACCTAATTTATTAATGCTTTCTTTTATAAGCATATCCTGAGATATAAATGTTAAATCAACAAATTGTTCATCAGAATTTAAATTCGTAAACAGATGAACCTTTTCAACTGTATAGGAATTTGCTCGGAATGAATTTGTAAGTTCACCAGTGTTTGACATTATTTATTTATCGCTTTTTTAAATGTATCTGCAAATTGTGCAATGTAATTAGGGTCAACATATCTTATTAATGACCTTTCTTCATTTAATTCTATTTCATGTGTTCTGTTTGATACAAAGGCCAAATCATTATCACTGACTCCACCATTAACATGTTTTGCATTTGTTACAGGTTTTTTCTCTTTTGTATCTTCTTCTCTATAGTAATAATATGGTGCGTCGGCATATTTAAATACTCTGTGTGTATCTACAAAATCACCAGATGTCGCACCTGTTACTCTTTCTGTTGTGTTTGAAACACCAACCAATTCTCCAATATATGTACCAGTAACATTTTGTACAACTAATTGGCTCATATCAATATTTTTCTTTGTTATAGTTCCAGTTGCGTTTGAGGTACTACCTACAAGCGTTTCTCCTAATTGAAATTTACCTGATAAACTATCTCTTAAATCTTGTCTTGCTGCAGGGTTTGTTTCAATTGCGAATCCATTATATTCCGTTTCCATATAGGTAAGAAGTTGCTCTTGACTCATTGGCCATGACCTATATCCATCATGTAAAAAATCATTTACAACAAAAAATGTCCAATAAAAATCTGGTGTTCCATATAATGCTGTAGAAACTACATCTGGTCTTTGGCCGTTAGGTATTTCATAAAATCTATATGCTGATATATTATCTAAGAAAGTAGGTAAAGGTTTTACATGGCGAAACAAATCAACCATTTCTTGTATAACACCAGTACGATTAAAGTCGTATTCTACCTTTGGTAATTGTTTAAAAAACATTATCCTCCCTCCTGGTTCTGCTCTGCCTGTTCTTTATTTTTAATTTCAACAATTTGATATTTGCTGTCAATACCAGGGAATTCCTCACCATATAAATCCTGACGAGTAAGTGTTTTGATTTCTTGGAATTGTAATTGAATGTCTGTTTCTACTGGAGAGCCGTCAGGGTGAAATATGTTTGATGTTGAGTTATATGTTGTGGCTAAACTTGTTAAATGACAAGTCATAATTTTTGGCATAAACTCATTTAAGGTTTCTCCACTATAAAATTCTATTTCAAAGTGAGCAGGGTATTGAATCGATAAAGCACCTGTTGATTCAGGCATTGAATAATTTCTTAATACATCAACTATTTGAGCTACAGTTACTGCCTCTTCCTGTGATTCCGATATCATTTTAAAATCAAATGAAAAGGAACGTAGCTGATGTCCTTCGTATGTTACATATGTATGTGGATTTTGAGCAATACCTCGTTCCATTGCAGCAATTCTTGCCCCTCTGCCTATTGAATCGATACCTGGTATACCTGATAACATTCCAACATTTGCGGCCGATAAGGCTTTCATATCAGCACCAGTAAGACCTGTATCCTCTGAGCTTTTAATACCAATTGATTGTAATACAGCATCCATACCGGCACCCATTGCTCCCCTATCAAGGGACCCATAATTACCTGCATCAGTTACGGCAAAGCCTACAGGTGAGAACATATGTATTACATAGGGATTAATCCTATCGCCGTTCTGTAATTCGTGTATTTCAAACCTAACGTGGTTATGTCCTTTTTCTGCCTCTGATGCTAGAGTACTAGGAAATCTAAGTATTTCTGCGCTGTCTTTTGTTTTTTCTGCCATTTTAGCCCTTATAAATAAAATAAAACATGTATAGGTTTATTTATAATGGCTTACAAAGGGAAATACAAAATAAAGAATCCGGATAAATATCTGGGAAATCCAAGCAAAGTAGTGTTTCGTTCCCTATGAGAAAGGAATGCGTTTCGTTGGTGTGAAAACAATCCAAAGGTAAAACTATGGAATAGTGAAGAAGTAGTGGTACCATATAAATCCACAGTGGATAAAAGATTACATCGTTATTTTGTTGACTTATTAATCCAAATGGATAATAAAGAAACCTATTTGGTTGAAATAAAACCAAAAGCACAAACAATGCCACCCAAAAAAAGGTCACGCAAAACCAAAAAATATATTAACGAACAATTAACATTCGTTAAAAACCAAGATAAATGGGAAGCGGCCGACCAATATGCCAAACATAAGGGTTGGAAGTTCCAGGTATGGACTGAAGAAACTTTAAAAAATTTAGGCATAAAAGTACTCTAAAAACATATAAATAGATTATATGGCCAGTTTATTCGATACATTACAAGCTCAGGCTCAAAGGGCAGGAGTTACCGCAAGGACCAAACGTTCAAAGAAATGGTTTGAAAAAAAGGTCGGTGAATTATCATCTGTATCAAGAGCAAAGGTATTAAAGGATACAGCACTTGATAAAACAACCCGAACATTACCTGGTAGTATGTATATGTATTTTTATGACCCAAAACATAAGAAAACACTACCATATTACGATAGGTTTCCACTTACAATTTTTGTGGAACCTGCTAAAGATGGTTTCTATGGATTAAATTTACATTATTTAAGACCAGATATTAGGGCAGAATTTTTAGACCAATTAATGAAATTAGCACCAAAACAGGTAAAACAAACAACAAGAATAACTAAAATGAGATATAGTTTGTTGCAAGGTGTTAAAAAATATAAAGAATTTAAACCGTGTTTTAAACATTATTTAGGTAAACATGTTAAATCACAATTTTCAAGAGTACCAATGACAGATTGGGAAATTGCAATATTCTTACCAACAGAACAGTTTGTCAGAAAAAGTAAAACTGGTGTTTGGAACGAAAGTATTAAAATCGCGAGAAGGTAATGAGCATAGATACATTAAAATCAACAATAGGTAAAAGAGGTGGTATAGCAAAAGCGAATAAATTTAATATTATATTCACACCACCTACCCAGTCATTATTAAATTTAACTCCTAATGCAATTATTGGAGCTTTGGCCGGTGGGGCAAGTGCAAGAAGTTTAATAAGTGACCCAAGAGATATATCATTATTATGCCAAGGTGCACAATTTCCTGGCCAACAAGTTACGACATTCGATGTTATTGCTGAAAAACATGTTGTGCCCATTCCTTATGCAATAATACAAGAAGATGTACAATTAAAATTTTTATTAACAACTGATTACTATATAAAAAGAATGATGGACGATTGGTTATCATCAATAGTAAATTTAGAAAAATATCAAGCAGGATATAAAAAAGATTTCGCATGTGATGTTATAATACAACAACTAAATGCAGAAAATGTACCAGTTTATGGAGTGAAACTCATTAATGCGTTTCCAACTTCCGTAGGTGGTACAGAATTAGACCAGGCACAGGAATCTGCGCCATTGGAATTGACAGTGACATTGAGTTACGATAGACTAGAACCAGAAAATGCATTAGAATCCACGGTAAGTGGTATCGGTGCAGCACTGGATATACTAGGTTAAAATATAAGATAGGAGAATATTATGGCTTTGCCAAAATTGAATGTTCCTCAGTATATGGTTAATTTACCATCTACTGGAGAAAAAATTAGTATGAGGCCTTTCCTTGTAAGAGAAGAAAAGGTATTAATGATTGCTTTAGAATCAAATGATGTAGAGCAAATCAGTAAGGCGGTTAGGGATATTATAATGTCATGTTATGATATACCTAGTATAGAAACTTTAACAGTATTCGATATTGAGTATTTGTTCTTACAATTAAGAGCAAAATCTGTAGGTGAAAATATGAACATACAGATTAAATGTACTCAAGAAGAATGTAATGGACTTACGCCTTTATCAATTAATGTTGACGATGTTGAGATTATAAACCAAAATCAAGAGCGTACAATATTACTTGATGAAAATGCAGGTGTTGGATTAGAGATGAAATATCCTTCCATTGAATTGATTAGTTCTTTGGATGTAAATAAATTAAACTCTATTGAAGGCATTATGGATTTAATTGTGGATTGTGTAGATTCTATTTTTGATAAAGAGAATGTACACGAGGCTAGTGCACAAAGTAAAGAGGAACTACAGGAATTTATTGAAAGTTTAAGTAGTGAACAATTTAAAAAGGTTCAGAATTTTTTACAAGAAGTACCGGCAGTATATTATAAGGCAGAATATACTTGTGATAAGTGTAAAAATAGCAATGAGCTGGAGTTAAGAGGACTGAATAGTTTTTTTACATAAGCCTCTCGCATGAGAGTTTGGAAAATTATTACCAAACAAATTTTGCATTAATGCAACATCACAAATACGGTCTGACAGAAATAGAAAGTATGATGCCGTGGGAGAGGGAGATTTATTTATCTCTACTACAGGAGCATATTAAAGAAGAAAACGACAGAATTCAAAAAATGAATAATAGGAGACGATAATGGCTGACAATCAAGACAACAGCAGAAATGAAGTA